GACCAACAGGAGAAATCGAACTTAGGTCATACACCGCATAAGGATTCTCAGCTTGGAGATCCTCTTATGGAGAACATTGAACTCTATGATGTTGTTGAAAGGAAGTTCGCAGGCTTCAGTCAGATCGTGAATGATTGCTTCTATGGTTGGTCAGAAGATCATCCATACTGGTCAAGAATGGAAGCTGGTCTTTATACACATCAACGTAAAGAAGTAGCAACTAACTGGAATAATAAGAAAAATACATTTGGACTTTCTGAATGGCTCTATCTCTTCATTCTCCATCGTGTATGTGGTTCAGCTATCAATTATGCAACGAAGCCAAGTGGTTATCATAACACTCTTTTGTTCGATCTATGGCAGTCTGATACAATCGAAGAAATGTGCGAACAAGTAAAGTCTACTAAAAAGACGTTTTACACTTCTGTTGGTTATCAGTTTCCAGCATTTCCAAAGCCACCAAAGCCTCAAGTAGAATCAGCTCCATTGTTTGGTATCGAAGGTGATTATGTATACAAGCGTGGAGGAGATTACTTCCTATGCGAGTATGCACCACGCTTAGCTCGTGACTTAGCATCGTTCTTAGAGAAAGGTGGTAAGCGCGATCTACGAGAGATTGGAGAATGGATGTTTGAATGGAATCAAACAAATGGTCTAAGAGTGTATCGCTTCCAATATGCTGCACTCATTGCAGACATTGCTGATTGGTTTCCACAGTTTGTTAATCTCGACTCGATGTTCTATTATGGAACTAATGCAGTTGAATGTATTGGCTATTTGGCAAACACTCCTAATGGTAAGGGTAAGAAGTCAGAGGAATTCTTAGATGCTGTCATGATGAAAATCTATGAAGATACTGGATCGGTACCATATAACGCAGAAGATGTGGCGTGTGATTTCATTCGTTGGATTGAAAACTACATTCGGCCTGGAGCAGATTATAACCATATTGATATGGATGCTATTTGGAATTCATCAAATATTAAAGATCACCCATATGGAAGACAGAAAGCGATGTTGGACTTCGGTCTAATTAATACCTTCAATGGTATTAAGAACCACCCTTCAGATGATACTATTCTAAAACAAGCAGGAATGACAGTCGAACAATACGAAGAAAAATGCAAAACACTATAGAAGATTTCATCGATGATAGCAGCACTAATAAGATTATCTATCCAAATTCGTCTGAACCAATCTTAAAGAAAGGCAAGCCGACTAATTGTCTATTAGAGAACTACTCTCTCGAAGAACGATTTCAAAAGTTCTTTGAATTCTGTAGAGCATATGATGTAAGAGAAGAACCNCTACTTAAGGCAAATCCGCAACAGTTCTCTCATCGATTACATTGGGATGAAATGCCTTATGTAGATGAGATGAGAGATGAGAAAGATCTAAAGGCTCTTTTGCATCACACTATTGTATGGTCATTCAGTAACGAGCATTGGTTAACGTTTAGAGCATTGCGCGATCATGGTATCGAAGCCATGAAGACTCGGTTTGAAACTGAAAGGCATGCTCGCTCTGATCTTTTTCAGATCTACTATCCAAAGGGAACTATCGTACGAAACTGGTTATGTGAAGTTCCTCAACAAATTGCAGAAGATTGCTATTCGATTCTAGAATCTGATAGGAGACTTACGATGATGGAGTTAGCATCTAAGTTAGAACGACACACTAAAGAGAAGTTTGGATTTCGTAATGTGATGTATCCGTTTAAGAATCTCTCTCGCCATATCGCAATGGCTCGTCCTGATTTGGTAGATCCAGAATCGTGGGTTACTCCAGGCACATTGTCATTTTATGGATTATGGCAACTCTTTGGAGGTAAGAACTTATTCGGTAAAACGAAGTTCGAATTAGATGAATCGACTGGAGCATATACACCGATCAATGATCCAGCGAAGGAGCTTGTCCGCCAATTCAATGAGGTCGCAGCTCATCCAGATAATCCAATGAAGCGCCAATACAATATCAATATCGAAGATAAGGCGTGCATGTGGTGTAAGCATCTGTTTATTCGGCATGGTGTAAAAGGAACTACTAAGAAAATCCCGTATGATTGGGTCTATCCAAAGACCTTCTCATTAAAAAAGTAGTTTACAAAGTAGGCTAAACACTGTATAATAGAGTTATGTCACATGATAAGCATACAATAGATAACTGCAATAAGGATATCGAAGTCCTAAGACTGCAAGGCATAAGTACCCGCGCAGAGGCACGGGAGTACTACTTGGATTTAGCAAAGGATTGGGAAGATCCTAATCCACCTCCAGTTATCAAGATGCATGATGGTGTTCGAGTTGTTCGAGACGATCTGCTTGTTGGTAGTAAGATCCGAGGAGGAGATCTCTTAGTTTCTCAGATCAAACAGAAGACTCTTGTCTATGTTCAACCTCGAACTGGACTAGCAGGTGTATCTCTCTTAGAGGTTGCAAAGCGACATGATAAGAAGGTGAAACTATTCATGCCCTCTTCGAAACAGATCTCACATCACCAAGCGTGCTGTATTGAGCGAGGTGCTGACTACGAGTTTCATCGTATTGCTGCTATGCCTAATCTGAACGCTATCGCGAAGAAGTGGGCAGATGAACAAGAAGATGCTTTCTTTATTCCTCTTGGTTTGAAACACGAGTTGGTGACTGCAGGATTTGTAAAAGTAGCATCTCAAATCCCTGAACCAGAAGAAGTGTGGACCGTCATCTCGACTGGTGTATTNCATAGAGCATTACAGATTGCTTGGCCAAATGCTAAGTTTCACTGTGTTGCAGTTTCTCGTAACATGAAAAGCGGGGAGATCGGTCATGATAGTATCATTTCCCACCCCCTTCCCTTTACGACTGCGATTAAAGAAGATCTTCCACCGTTTCCCTCAGTTAATACCTACGATTCTAAGTGTTGGNNNTNNATNCCTAANAACACTGGAAGAGACATTCTTTTCTGGAATGTCGGGGGTGAAAATAAACTTGAAGATGAATCACTCTACGAAAGCATAAACTCATATAGAAAATGGAAAAAGGATGAAGAAGATATTATTAACTAGTTTAGGACCTATATCAAATAAGATACATTCTCATAAAGCAGCACAGGCTATTATCTATGCTGATCAGCTAAGCGAAGCGCATTATGATGTAACTATCAATCTAGTGTCTGATAAAGTTGTAGATTATAGTCCCTATGATGAAATTTTCTTTTATCACGGCAGTGATTGGAGCGGTGGTCTCAATCTGTTTGGAGGAATTCAAGCATATCCAAACAAAAGGTTCTTAGTTGCTCTATCAAAATTTAAGGGTAAGGTAAACTCTATCATTGTCGACTTCCCTGATTATGCATCAATGTTTGAAGATCGACTAACGAAGGCCAATCTTACATGGAATGAAGTTGATTGGAATAATCTAAAGAAGTTGCAGGCTGAGGCAGTTACAGTAGATCCAAATACGATTAGACATTATACAAACATCTCATTTGGAGATAGTCACGCGATTTGTATGTATCGTCCTCAATGGGAAAATGTATCTGTTCCATTCTCTACACTGCATGGTTCTATCAATCGTGGGTTTGAAACATTCATTCCTAAAGATCGAGAGTATGATAAGATCGAAACATATTTTGGCAACATTGATATACGACATCACCTATGCAGATTCGATAATCCAATCGAAGAAGCTGAAAAGCTAGCAGATCGATATAGTGCTGAACTATACCGAATTGCTAGAGCATATGATGCAAGTGTTATTCCTTGGGAGCCACTTCCAATTGAGAACGAATCTCGTAAAGTACCGAAAACAGGTTGGTATAAAAAGACTCCATTCTATGGATCATGGCAACAGCGAACAGATGTACGTCAAGCCTTTATCGAAAGACTTAAAAGTCATACAACAGTATATACGTGGACGTCAAATCTAAAGAATAGCATTGGAGAACTCANNTTCGATGTAATGGAAAAACCACAATCGGTTCATCTATCTCGAGCATCATATCCTCATTGGCAGGGTAAGAACTGGACAGAGCCGACTGGAGGATTAGATGCTTTCCTATAGCATTTAGACATTTACAAAGACCATTAAAAATGGTATAATTACATCTTAAATTAACAACAATTATGTCACTACTAGAAAAACTAAAAAAATCAAGTCGCACAGCTGGTGCCGATATCCTGTCAGAATCAAAGTTCTTTTCCGAAAAGGAGATGACTCAAACGTCAGTGCCGATGATTAACGTCGCACTCTCTGGTTCCACTCAAGGTGGTATCTCTTCAGGTCTAACAGTCCTCGCTGGTCCAAGTAAGCACTTCAAAACATCATTCGCCCTTCTGATGGCAGGTGCTTATATGAAGAAGCATAAGGATGCAGTTCTCATGTTCTATGATTCGGAGTTTGGTTCACCACAATCGTACTTTGAGAGTTTCGGTATTGACACATCTCGTGTACTACACACACCTGTTACCAATATTGAAGAACTCAAATTCGATCTTGTTCATCAGCTTACTGAAATTGATCGTAAGGATAAAGTGATGGTAGTGATTGATTCTA